TGGTGATGTTCTTTTTAATGCTTTTCTTTTTTGCCAGGACCTTCATATACTTATTCACCGTCTGCTCTGTGATCGGATTAAACACGAGTCCGGAGATCCTTACCGGATTCTCGTCCTTTATCAGCTTCTTTGCGGATTTGCATAAAGGGATCTGAACCAGCTCCCTGTTAATACTCCTGGTCTTGCTGGGATGTTTTACGATGATATCAGAGATGATCTGGTCATGAGTGAGGGAAAGTATATCCCCATACCTTAATGATGTCATACATCCAAACAGAAAGCGTCTGAGAACCTTTCTCTGGCTCTGTGTTATATCCGGATCCTTCCGGTACATTTCAATAAATTTCTTCAATTCATCGCTATCCAGGCAAACCGGATTACTCTTGGCTTTCTTCATCCTGAAGTTAAGGAAAGGATTTCTTTCGATCATGCCACGCTTATGGGCAATATTCACATATGCCTTCAGGACTTTGATCTTATCATATTGGGTTCCTATATTGATGTTATGCTTCTTTTGGATGAACTTCACAAAGCCATCCAGGAATTCATCATTGATCTCAGAGAATGTCAGTTCGCTTTTAAATTCGATGAGATTAGAAAGGACTGTCTTATGGTTATTGATAGTATGATTTGCTATTGTCCCTTTACGATCCAGTATCTCCTTTAACATCCACTCATAAAAATCCATTCCCAGAGATGGATTTTTATATTCGGCTTTAAACTGAGTGAGAGTAATAGTACGGTTAAGCAACCTGTACTTAATAAAGATCCTGTTGGATCTTCCCACGGCATCCGAGATGATCAGATTGTAATCAGAGGCATGAGAGTGTGATGGCTTCACAATTTTTTTGATATCATCCCAATGATACTCCTCTACCAGCACTTTCGTATTGATTTCCAGCTTCTTCCCACCAATAAACATCATCAGGCAGATTGGTGCCTTCCCGTCTTTACGCACGTAACTTACTCTCCGATAGACTGTTATATTACTCATTAAATATTTTGTAGGAATTTTGAAGTCCGGCTGCCAGAAATCATGGGAAATCGGTTACTTACTTACCTGAAATTCAATGGCTATCATTTTCTAAATCAGGCGAAAGTGAGAATTCGTCTCCCCGGCAGGGACTCGAACCAATCGGTTAATCCGCTGTTATCATGCTTTTTACAAAATGTACTTTTTACAATTTTGAAGTTATTTAATTGTGTCCTTTATCGCCAGATGGGAGATTAATATTTTTGATTGCCTAAAATCTAATGTATATGTCCAAGAAAATTGATTATAACTCTATGTCAGATCTGGAGTTTCTTAGATTAAAAACGAAGTATCAGAACAGGATTATGCGATTAATGAAAGTTAAAACCGTATTACTTTTTGTTCTATTAGGATCCCAAGTATTATTATTAATATTGATAGTATTACACAGACAAGCTGAGCCACATTGATGCGCCAAAATTTTTTACTCATCCGGATACTGGATTCCTTTTCTATTTTATCTAACAACCTCAGTTCAACTTTCTCTGCTAAAAATTCTTTCAATCCGATTTGAGACGCCCTTAAACCGTTAGTGGTCAATATATATCCTTGCCTTGTATCTTTGATTAAATCATGACTTACTGCCTGGTTTATAATAGAAAAAGTAATCTCATTATTATTTGTTACTTTATTTAAATATTCGACTATTTCAAGTGTGGATGCAACATTTCGCTTCTCAATGATTAGATATCTAAGCAGATCATCGATGATTTGGTATTCATTCTCTATCATAAGTCCTTTTTACATGGAACTATTAATTCTACTTTTGGCTTTGTTTATTTAATCCACTCATTGATGATTAATAAAATTATATGCTTCATCAGGGGACATGATATTCATGACCGGAGATGTGACCGTTGTGGTACCAGTTTCGGTATTCCTAAAATGTCTGATCCTCCCCCGCCTCCTAAGCGTATTACTTCTTCTTAGGTGGTGGTGGCGGCGGATTCTTCATCTTTGGGACATTGCCCTTGGCTTCCCGTATTGTAGTAGCGCCTTTTTTTACTTTAGGCGCTCCGGTTGATTTTTTTATAGCTGCCATATTATGAATGGTATCTCTTTAAATATTCAATGGTATCAGGATTACTTTCTTTTATTAATTTTCTACTCTTCGGTATAATTAATTGATCATCCTGCCTTTCGATTTCGACCCAGTCATTGATACGAAGCCCATGAAAGAAATTTAATGCATCATCTTCTGAATATTTATTATTCTCATAATCTATCCAGAGTTTCTCAATTTTATTGAAGTATTTTATATAGTCGGTTCTAAGAGCGATTAGCTTTCCAATGTCTTCGTTTGATCTGATCCATTGATTTTCTATAACATTTAGCACTTCTATAATGATGATTACGGCAAATGCGATCCAGGCAACCGGCTCCCAGATTTTCCATCCGGCGATTCCAATCGCTGAGATTAGAAGTATTACAACGTGAATATACTTCTTAAATTTCCTTTGGAGAATTATGTACCTGGAAAGGTAAATTTCTCCAAACTTGGTATTTACCAATTCATACCAGATTTTATCTCTCATATTGAATGAATGTTACTTCTTCTTTGTTGGCTTCGGTTTACCCTTATCCGTCTCTTTAACGGTCGTTCTTGGATGATCTTTTGCATATTTTTCGGTGGTGTACTGACCGGTGTCGGCCCGTCGGTAATGTGTGGTTTTTGCTTTTCCCATGATTATTGATTTTTACTATCATATCTAAGTGCCGTCTCTATTATTCGTTCTGAATACTGGTATATGTCATCCATTTTGTTAAGCAGTATTCTGTCTTCCTTTTTATTCTCATCCAGCAGTCCGATGTATTTTTTAGGTCCGTTAAAATGGAACCGGCAAATAGGCTTCCCTGGTTTGCCATCGAGCAAGACACCAAAATAGGACTGGGTATCCTTACCAACGATCCTACTAATATCTATTTTAATCCTGACAATAGATTTGATGATATGAAAAGCTTCGATCTCATCCTCTGTAGTAATGATCTTTTCTATCTCTTCTTGTATTTCAGGTGCTGGCTTCTGAATTACTTCTTCTTCCTTTTTGAGTGCAGCTTTCAGCCTGTCATTTACAATCTCTTTAAATGATTGATTGGTTGCTTTCTTAACAATTTCCTTGAATTGATCCATCATGGACGCCGTTAGGCGTCCGGAATAGATTTGCCTGGCAAAGAACTTGACAAAATCCTCTGATGGTTCATTCAGCTCCTTCTCAAGGATTGTTTTTATCATGGTGGAATACTTCAGCTCACTGGCACTATCAACGATTTTTTCTATATCGAAAGAGGATTTATGGAATTTAATAAGTTCATTAATGGTCGACTCTTTGAGATTCTCAAAATCTATTTCAAGGAATGGTTCGGTGTCCATTTTGTTTGGTTCAACCAGATCGGTATAAAACCTATATTTAATTCCATTCGTTAGTACCCCAAACCTTGCCTTGGTAGTATGAAAGTATCTGAACAACTGACTATCATGGATATTAAGATCTTCCACCCAGTGCTTACATTCAATAATGATAATGGGATTGTTATCTTTCAGTATGGCATAATCAACCTTTTCTCCTTTTTTAATACCAACATCAGCAGTAAACTCAGGGATAACTTCCATTGGATTAAAAATATCATATCCGAGTAATTGTATGAAGGGCATAACCAATGCATTCTTGGTAGCCTCCTCTGTTTGAATGTTACCTTTAAGCTTTATTACCCTGTCGGATAATAGTTTCATGCCTGTTTGAAAGTCCATAAGATAAATGATTATAAAATTATTTTTATTATAAATAGCCTGCTCCGTATAGATTGTATTCTATTCCACACCACCCTCAACCAACACCCAACCTTTTGTTTTCCTCCAGGCACTTCTTCAGCTCCTCCTCAAGTCTGCTGTTCTCTTTTATTAATAATTGAATCCTGTGTTCCTGGCTCCTGATTAGCTCCTCACGAAGGTTCTTATATCCCTGTGAATTATACTCCCAGGAACGATCCGCTGCCATGGATATATTATCCACCGGCTGATCCTCAAACCAGTAGCTCACTGGTACGCCCAGCTCTTCGGATATCTTCTCAAGGTCGCGGACTTTTAAGGAATTCATTCGTACCATCTTATGAAATCCTGTTTCTGTCATTCCTATTTTCCCTTCAAAGAATTCCTTAATACTGTACTTTCGTTTTGTTAGTTCGTTTTTTATCTTATTGTATATCAAGTACTATTATTTAGAAGTTTTATAAATTATCCTAAGGTTAAGCTTGGATAAACTTTTCTCTTGCTTTTTGATAAACTTTAGTTTAGTTTTGTCGCACTTTATTTTCACAAATATAACACATTTAAACGCACATTCAAATAGCATTATAATAGTATGGATCAGGAATCTCTGGAAATATTACGAAAATCCCTTCCTCTCAATGCCTCTAAGATCATTGCTGAACGAACGGGTAAAAGCAAATCCTTGGTTGAGAAGGTGCTGTTTGGACTACGGAAGAATCAGCAAATTATCGAAAAGGCGATTGCACTTGCAGAAGAACACAAGGAAGCTCAGATATCAATGAAAAAACGCATCGCAGAACTTCAGTCGGCTTAAACCTAAATATTAAAACCTAACACGTATGAACTCAGAACTATCACTGATCTTTAAAAAGACAGTTCAACTTGATGACAATGAGTACATTGCCATTAAACCGTTGTGTGATTTTTTTGGAATCAACTACAAACACCAAGCTCATAGATTCAAGAATGACAGGGTGTTACATCAGTTATCCCGAAAAAACAGGACAACTGGTGCTGATGGGAAGCAATATTTGATGATTTCGGTGCATAAACACGGCTTTTTGATCTGGCTTGCCGGAATTTCGTCCAACCTGGTCGATCAAAATCTCCGCGAAAAATTTATCCAGTACCAGCTCCACATCCACGAATACTTTGAACGGATCCAGGGTGATGCCAGCTATTACCAAAGGAAGTTCAAGGAGCTGAAGGAGTGTCTGGAGGCCGAAGACACCATTGCCATTACACGGACCACCCTCCGTTATAAGAAGCAGGCCAACTGGAAACGGATACGGGATATCCTGGACGACCAACTTCAGCTGCCGCTGGAAGAAAATGAAACTCACTAAGCGGATGAACTCCCACATCCCAGCCGGCCTTGTCGATACCTCCATCGAATTCTTCATGGCAAATGGTGAACTGATGGTCATCGAGAACGGGATCACAAGCCCGTTCATGGAGCTTACCGTGAACGCTGCCACTCTGCTCAGGGATGAGCTTGACAGGAATCCGATAGCTTTAAAGGCACTGGAACAAATGGGGATCGATAATGCCCTGGAGCAGTTATACCAATATGCCAAGTGCCGTTACTCGGATCTCAACGAAGTGGGTGATCTGAAAGACGGTGAATCCCATCCTGAATTCTGGGATTGTGGCCAGCATGGCAAATGCTTCTATGAGGGGATCCTTTGCGTTCCTCTCCGCGCTCCCTTCGGGAGGCTTACCAACAGGGAGATACAGATCATCAAGCTTATCTCCCAGGACTACCCTGATAAGATCATTGCCAAGAAGCTGGTACTGTCAATTCACACGGTCCGCACCCATATCAAACATATTGAAGATAAGATCGGTGCCTTCACCAAGGTTGGTGTCACTTGTTATGCCTGTCAAAACCACATAGTATGATCACATGGGAAAACAAACACAGCTGGTTTTCTCCGCAGACCAGGAGGAAGAGCTACCCGAGTCACAGGTTAAGAAGGTTAAACGGCTTTCAGAACTCCTCAAATATCAACAAGATGGTACTCACAATCGACAAGATCAGCGAACGAATGGTGATCGCTGAGAATGGATACCGGTACAAGGTGACCAGGGCAAACAAGGACAGCCGTGGTTTATTTCACCTGGTGCTGGTGAATATAACCACGCAGATGCCACGCATCATTGTCACCGGGGATCATACACGTGAATTTAAAATCTTATAATTATGGAATTAACATTTTATGATCGGAAAAAACTAACCCGAAATGGGTTTCATCTTCAGAAACCAGCGCTGAGGATCATGTTTAAACATGGAAGATTCTCATTGAGTAAGGAACTGCTCAGGATAATGGTTTTGCGCAAAGGGAATTATGTCATGGCCGGGCAAAGCAACGAAAATATAAAGGACTGGTACCTGTGTAAAACCCCAGATCCAACCGGATGGGAATTGAAAGAATATAAGAATGGAGAGGTAGCCTTCTTTAGCACTGCCCTTGCAAGGATCATCCAGGAGTCACTCGAGGTACCTGAAGATAAAAAGAATCCCACATTCCTGGTATCCCCCTTCCCTGTTGTCACCGGTGAACACGAGCTGTACTTCATTATCCCGAAACCACTATGACCTGGAAAGCACATTACAAAGGCAGGTTTTACTCCTCCGTCACGGCCGAGTCACAATACCAGGCTATTGATATGGTCTTCACTGAGCTCGTTGAAATACTTCCCAGGGTGAACCGCCGGGATATTGTAGTTATTCCTGAGAATAAAGTATGGAAGAAAGCAACAGCTCAGAAGCAGCTGTTCGGATTTAATTAGCCAAAGGGCTGATCTTAGTTAGTTCATTGAAAGGGCAGTGCCCTGTAACCAGGTTTCCAACACCCATAGGAAGCCGCTTTAAGGAGGGTGAAGATTAGTAACCCTCCTTTCTGAAAATAAAATATGATATCAAAAACAGATATACAGTCAATTTATGACAGGATGTCCATCGAAGAGGTGGTATCGCCGGTGGTCAGCCTCGAGAAGAGAGGCAGTAACCTCTTCGGGTTATGTCCTTTTCACCAGGAGAAGACTCCGAGCTTCTCGGTGCATCCGGGCAAAGGTATTTATAAATGCTTTGGTTGTGGGCGATCCGGCAATACCGTGGGCTTTGTGATGGAATACCATCATAAGTCTTTCCCGGAGGCTATCCATCACCTGGCTGGTATGTACAACATCCGGATCCAGGAGGTGGAAAGCCAGCAGGATGATGAAGCCATCCGGATCCAGGAGCAGTTTATGAACCTTAACGAGTGGGCCTCCACATGGTTCCAGCAGCAACTGCAGAAAAGTATGGCTGCTTTCCAGAAAGGATCCGGTCCGTTGGATTACGCGGAAAGCCGGATGTCGAAGGACGAGATCATACAGTTCAGGATCGGGTATGCACCTGATTCCTGGGATGGATTCTTTAAAGCTGCCAGGGAGGCCGGATACCTGGAAGAGTTTCTTCTGAAGAGCACCCTGGTGAAGCAATCGGAAAAGAATAATAAAGTCTATGATTACTTCCGCGACCGTATCATCTTCCCTATCTTTAACCGTACCGGCCGGGTGATTGCTTTTGGAGGCAGAACGTTTAAGACTGTCAGTGACCAGGTTAAGTACCTTAACTCCCCCGACACACCGGTCTATCACAAAAGCCAGGTTCTCTATGGCCTGAACTTCGCATGGAAAGCGATCCAGGAAAAGGATTGCTGCCATATTGTGGAAGGCTATACCGATGTGATCCGGCTGCACTCCCTGGACCTGATCAACACAGTGGCACCCTGTGGCACTGCATTGACATCCGAGCAGCTTACAGTCATCAGGCGTTTTACAAAGAATGTGATCCTGATCTTTGACGGTGACAGTGCCGGCCGTAAAGCTGTGATTCGTAACGGTGAACTCTGCCTTTCGATGGGCATGAACGTAAAGGTGTTCTCCCTTGAAGAAGGGCAGGATCCGTTCGATTACTTCAATTCCCAGACGGTTGAATCCATCAGTAAAAACAAACAGGATTATCTCTTTCTGAGATCCTCGCAGCTCTTTGAGAAAGCAGCCGACGATCCCATGGTCAAGCATGAAGCAGTCAATGAGATCAGCCGGCTGCTGTCATTGCTGAATGAATCAACCCTGCAGGCATTCTATATCGAGCAGATCTCCAAACGCTGCTCTGTTAACAGGAAGCTCTTCCAGGAAAAGCTGGATGAGATTGTCACCCAGGCTGATGCTGAAGGCGGGGATGATGAAGTGGACATCCCCGAAGGAGTGGATGTGAAGGAGTATGAGAAGTGGGGCTTCTACTCCTACAATAATGAATACTATTTCCGGACCAGGGACGGCATCCGGAAGTTCTCCAACTTCATCATGCGTCCGCTTTTCCATGTGGAGAGCATCAACGACACCAAAAGGATCTATGAGCTGATCAATTACAAAGGGTACAGGTGTGTCATCGACTTTGACATGATGGAGATGACCTCCCTGGGCAGCTTCCGGAAGAATATCGAGGGCCGTGGCAACTTCCTTTTCTGGGGCACCGATTCTCATATGAATAAGCTCAAGCTTAAGCTCTATGAGCAAACCCGCACATGTTTGGAGATCCGCAACCTGGGCTGGCAGAATGAAGGTTTCTGGGCATGGGCCAACGGCATCACCAACTCCAATGGGTTTCAGGCCGTGGATGAGAACGGTATCGTGGAACATAACAGCAAGTACTTTTATATTCCTGCCTTCTCTAAAATCTATATCGATGACAGGAGTGTATTCATCGATGAACGTAAGTTCTCCTATAAGTCCCGCGAGATCCCTATGAGGCAGTGGGCTGAGAAGTTCATGGCCGTATTTGAGGACAATGCCATAATCTCAATAGCCTTCTGGCTGGCAGGGATGCACCGTGACTTCATCCTGCACATCTTCAAAAACTTCCCTATCCTTAACCTGTTCGGGCCCAAAGGATCCGGTAAGAGCCAGCTGGCCATGTCTTTGAGCTGCCTGTTTGGTTCGGGCCAGACTCCTTTCAACATCCATAATGGCACCAAGCCCGGGCTGGCTGAACATATCCAGCAATTTATCAATGCCCTGGCATGGGTGGATGAATATAAAAATAACCTGGACTATGACAAGGTGGAGACCCTGAAGAGCATCTATGATGCCATTGGCCGGTCCAGGCTGAATATGGATAAGGGAAAAAAGAAAGAGACCACCCTGGTCAATTCAGCGGTGATCCTCTCGGGTCAGGAGATGCCTACTGCTGATGTGGCTCTTTTCTCCAGGGTGATCTTCCTGCAGTTCAAGAAGACGGAATTCTCCCGGGAGGAAAAGCAATCCTATGATGAGCTTAAGGCTATGGAAAATGAAGGGCTTTCCCATCTTTCCGCTCAGGTTATAGCCCACAGGGAATATTTCGAAAAACATTACTACTCCACCTATGAGGATGTGCTTGGAGATGTCTATACCAGGCTTGAGAAATCTAACATTGAGGACCGGATCCTCCGGAGCATGTGCACCATCCTGGCTGCCTTTAAGGTGCTGGAGAATAAGCTGGATTTGCCTTTCACCTTTGATGAATTGAAAGAGGTGGGGATCCGGAGTGTCCGTGACCAGAATAATCAGATATCAAAGAGCAATGAGCTGGCCATCTTCTGGGAGATCATTGAGGCATTGTTCGATGAGAACATCCTGATCGACCGGTGGCACTTTAAAATTGACTGGTGTGATGAGTTGAACCTGGTGGATATTAAAAGGACTATGGAGCCTGCCATTGAGGTGCTTAAACTTAAATTCTCCAGCATCTACAAACTCTATGCAGAGCATGCAAGGAAAACGGGGCAAACAGTTCTGCCAAACACCACATTAAAATACTACCTGGAGAATGCCAAGTACTATATCGGTGTGGAGAGGAGCTCAAAGTTTATCTATAAGGAGTATGACAGGGAGGCTGGAGAGATGAAAGAGCATATTCAGGTCACCACGGCATACTGTTTTGATTATGTCAAGATCGGAATTAACCTGACCAGGATTATTGAAGGTAAGATGGATATAATGATGAAGGTGGTAAAACCGGATTTATTTCATGAACCGGCTGAAAAACTTCCTTTTTGATAAAAAAAATGATGCAACACCGAAATATTGAAAAAATGTCAACTACCAAAACTACCAAAACTACTTCATTGATTATTAATAAAATAGCTTTAAAATTTGGTAGTTTTTGGTAGTTTTTGGTAGTATTTAGGGAAGTTGTATATGTTAAAAAAACTACCAAAAACTACCAAAACACCCTAAAAACTACCAAAAACTACCAAATATATTTTATAAAGTATTGATAATGTGGTTGGTAGTTTTGGTAGTTAGTTTTTTAAAAAAATATATCCCAATTCTAAATGAAATATTTTTTTTATGGAATACCTCACTGATCAAAATGGATTAAAGTACCTGGAAAAGTTACCTGGTGATGCCAGGGAAGCTTCGATGGATGACTTTCATGTGAATGGCCGTAAAAAAACAGGGATGAAATTCCTGATTTTTGGGATTCACTGGCCGGTTTATCAGCTTTATGAGGTCACCGACAGTCTTACAGCTAAGTTTCTGGAGCCATTTATCAGTGATCACAGGGTGTTTGTCTTTACTTCTGAACCATGACAGCTATAAAAATGATAATTGAATACTGGTGTATGCTTGGAGTGATCATCTGGATCGGTATGGTGATCATCATCATGCTCTTTCTAAGAGGATCCGAAGCAAAACTTAATCAGAACAAAACAAATGAAGGCAAAGAGTAAGACAGTGAAAGGGTACCAACTCACCTTCCATATTGAAGGTGTTGGTATGATCACCAGAAAATTCAGAACCATCATTAACGGTATTGAATGGATTAAACAACAGTATCCTGATCAATCAAGGATTCTGAAAAAATGTGAAATTTTATATACGTAAAAAACATGAAAACAGAGAATGACAAAAAACGTGAGCGGCGCGAGAACCGTATATGGTATGCTATCATTCTGATCAGCTTGCTTTACTTCTTTGGCCGGATGCTTGTCGGATGCGTTCCGACAAGCTGCCTGAATGAAGAGGCCAGGTTTCATCAAAGGCACTATTATGATCAGGAGCATTGCCGGAAGCGATCGAATTTGAATCTGTGGTTAGTTGAAAGCCGGGCTAACCAAGGTATCGTGGTAAGAAAAGGGAAAACGTTATCAAAGTAGGAGGAGCAGCCATGACACAGCTTGGAATCTTGCACACAATTGAATCTGTCAATTTAAAAGCCTTTGATGAAATTGAAAGACTACGGAATCGGAAACCAAAACATAATACAATGAAAAAACTAACCACACTTGAGCAAGTTCTCCGGGTCTTCCGTGTTGAGCGGACAGAAGAGAACATTGAAAAGCTCGACAAAATTATTCAGGAGTGGGATGATCCCTACCTGCAGCGTTTCGTCGACCGGGTATTTGACTCCTTTGATGTCACGCCCCAGCCAGGCATGAACGGAAAGATAATGGCATGGATCGACCATGACATGTATGAGTATCTTCAACTAAAGGTCGGGCAAAGTCTTATCAATCAATTTGGCGATACCCTGACCAAAGAGAAAGGGTATGCTGTCAATATCCGGGCTGATCTGAAAAATGTGCATGCTCCCGGATCGGTAACGATTTGCAGATTTGAACACCTTAAAGACGCAAAAGCGTGGATAAATGATGAACGGGGCGAAGTATGCGAATGGAGGTATAATAAATAAGGTACAGAGGGCTGCAAAAAATCGTTCTTTTTCATTCAAATTGGGTTCGTTCTTTTTTAGTTGCAGCCCTCTTTTTCACATTAATGGAATTTATGGAAGAGCATCTGTTTAACACCTTGAAGTATTGCATGAATCGAATGATTTATACCATGTGTTTTGATTGCAGTAAAAACTGCAATGTAAAGGCTTTGACTATACATAAGGATTTCAATGAACTTATTGGGGCCGTATTTGGATTAGGTGGTGGTTTTACTTTACCAGATTCATTTAAACCATACTGGTTATTCGAATACAAGAGATCTCTTGACTGTGAATTAGTCGATGAAGAAATGAATACCATTAAAATTCCCAGAAGGAAGACAATTGCAATTCTTCGGAGTATTTGGGATGTTGAAAAGAAGTCAGGACAATTGGAATTATTTTAAGAAAGAAAGCGACAAATTATTAATAAAAGTTGACTATCTATGCCATCAGGATATGCTGTAAAGATAAAGCTGGATCCATTCCTGCAGAAGTTCCTGCGTGGTCACTTTGACCAGCACAATCCGGTATTTGAGTTTCCGAAAGGAAATGATCTATTGATGCGTCTGGAGTTTTATCTTTCAATCCCCCCCAGGGACATGCCGGCTAAAAGCGATCCCCATCCCTGGGACTTTTATATCAGCATCCCCCATATGGACCATAAGGATCCGTTTTATTACAACTACATATCTGAGGTTAAGAACAAGATGATCCAGAACCGGATCAGGGAATACTTCCTGACTTTATTCCATGAGGAGATAGCCATTGGAAGGAAAAAAGGATTCTTTAAAAATGAAATTATCTACCAGCTGATGGATGAATGGGGTATCCCGGTCGATTATGAAGACCGGTTATTCAAAGAATATCAAAGGTATCTTAAAAAGGAACGAGACCAACGTTTCAGGAAAAGGAGTGTTTTAAGAAGCAAAAATATAAAAAATCGCATCAGTTGAGCGCCCTTTTTTTAACATCGCGCGACGCTATGTAGTCGGTGCGCGACGGTGCGCGACGATAGGTAAATTTAGACTGAATAAATATAGTAACAATTAATAACCATTACCATGAGCACAAAAATCATCTTCTGCGAAAAACTGGAATATGTCCCAAAGAGTGAAATCGATGAAGTCGATGGTACTGATATCACCCTGAAGAGCGGTTTTACCATGAGGTCATTAACGGCCAGTAAAGTAGAACACTCCCAGGAGTTGAAGTCCAATGAGGCGGGCCCTTACTCAAAACAAACCCTGGATATTTATTCTGATATGGAATATGATGATCTGAACGAGATCCTTCACCGCGACCTGATCTTCTCCCTAACCCTTAGTAACGGAAACACGGTCCTTTTTGGTAGCATGGAGTATCCGGCACAGGTAGAGGGGCTTGACAGACAACTCCCGGGATCCAAGCTTATTGTTAAATGGGAAGAACCAGAACTTACATTCTAACAATCAATAAAACAATAACTTAACAAGCCTCTCCCCTGTCCTTCCCTTCCGGAGGCCCTTGATTTAATATTGCCGTGAATTAATTCACCGGCAATGATCTATCCCGACTTCATCAAAGAGATCCTTGATGGCAATGTAGCTGTTTATGCCCCGGCCCTGCAGCTCTATCTGCCTTATATCGAACAGATACTTCGTGGCGAACAGGCGGACATGCCTGAGAAGAAGAATGCCTCCCTGATGAGGCGGTTCTCGTTTGATTTTGATGAACTGGATACCACTGAAAAAGCCGAACAGACCACCCAGGAATCAGTAGCCATCATACCCATCCGTGGGATGCTTACCAAGTATGGTGACTGGTGGGATTATGGTTCCGAAGAATATGCCTCCAGCCTCAGGGATGCCTACAAGGATCCCTCTGTCAAAGCGGTCATACTCCGGATCCATTCCATTGGTGGCACCACCCATTCAGTCATTCCCCTGGAGGCAGCTATCCAGGCCCGCAACAAACCGGTGATAGCTGCTGTGGACTCCATGGCTATGAGCGCCGCTTATTACATCTCATTGTTCGCTGATAAGATCATTGCCATCGACCAGATGGCAGAAGTGGGATCCATTGGCATCATGGCCAGGATCCTTGATGACAGGAAGATGAAAGAGGAATTTGGGCTGAAGATCATCGAGATCGTCCCCCCTGAATCCAAATGGAAGAACCGGGCTTACAACGAAGCCTTGAACGGCAAACCGCAGCTGCTCATCCAGGAAGAGCTCTCTCCATGGGCTCAGCGCTTCCAGAACGTGGTGAAAACATACCGGCCCAGTCTTGACTTATCGGTGGAAGGCATCATTGAAGGCAGGCAGTTCTATGCCTATGATGCCCAGAAGAACGGCCTGGTGGATGAGGTGATGCCTTTAGAGGATATCGTACAGTATGCTTTTGATTATATGACCAATACAACATCCAAACTATTCACTTAAAACGATAAATCATGAAAGAAAAGATCATGGCTTTAGCGAGAAAGCTGGGGCTCTTTGACAAAATCAAAAACAAAGAGATGACCAGTGAGGACTGGCAGAAGTTTTCTGCTGAGTTCAAGAAGGAGCATGGTGTGGACATTCTCAATGCGATCAAGGACGCCCAAAAGGTGCCTCAGCTCGAGAAAGAACACCAGGAAGCTCTCACCGCTCTGTTTTCCGAAACCTCTGAACCTCCTGCAGCCGAACCGGTTGCCCAGGCTGCTGCAGCCGAGCCGGCCCAGCCGGCCGCTGTTACCCAGGCGGCCGCCCAGCCGGTGAACGTGGCAGAAGAGATCCGGAATCTCAAATCAACAGTGACTGCCCAGCAGCAGGTCATCGACAAACTGGGTGCCGGCCCGGAGCCTGGCAACCCAACCAAAGTGCCTGCTGATCCCAAAAAGACCAAACCACCCGTCACCGGCGGGGTACATACCGCCACCCATGCTTTTGGCATCGATCATGAATTCTTCTCCAGGTCAAAACCATGGAATGAAATCACCGTCACCAGGAGGATCAAGGATGACTGGTCCCGTGGTGATGCCACGGCTTTCCGGGATGAGTTCAATAAGTATTCCGAGAGCCTGGGCAACCGTGTGAAGCAGCTTCACGAAATGGGAGTGCTCGGCACCAAGGATATGGTCTCCAGCATCAACTACGACTCCTTCGACAATACCGGTTACGGCAATGAATACGTGGTAAGGCGCCAGGATGCCCTGGTAGCCTATATCAGGAGCCTCCCCTCTGTGTCAGCTATTTTCCCGGTCCGTTACGGGGTGCAGAACAAAATGGTCATGACCAATTCGTTCTTCACGGAGTTCAGCCAGGCATACCAGGCCGGTAAAGTGTACAAAGGCACCTTTAAACTGATCCCCGAGGTGGCTAAGGTGGATGATGTGATGTTCAAGCATAACTTCACCCTGCTGAAGCTCCTGGAGAAGGAATATGTAGGTTACCTGAACCGCGAAGGATCCGATCCGATGAAGTGGACATTCATTGAGTGGCTGATGGTACAGACGCTGAAGGTCCTGTTCAATGAACGGGAGCAGCGCCGGATCCGCGGCTATCGCATCGAGCCCACCGAAGGAACAGCCGGTCACCATATGTTCGGTTCAGATGGTGTGGTGAAAAGGCTTCGCAGCTATGTGGCTGCTTTCCAGGTGGAGCCCTTCACGGACCTGAGCATGTACACCTCCAGCACCCTGCTCACCTATGTGGAGAGCTTTGTGGAAAAAGTGAGTCAGATCGTCCCCTCCCTTCGTGGTTACTACCTCTACATGAATGAAAAGCACATCCCCTGGTACAAAGCCCTTTATCGTACTGCCTATGGCACCGATCTGGACTTCAAGGGGCCGGTGCTTCAGGTGATCGACTCGGCCATTGACGGGATCGTAGGGGTGCCCAACATGGGCAACCTGTGTGTGATGTGGATCACCATGCCGGAAAATGTGGAGCTGTACGAAGATGTTCCGGGTGAGATGGAGAAGATCTACTTCCAGAGGGATCTCGAGGAGCTGATCGCTGCCAGCTGGTGGAGAGAGGGCTCCGGTGCCTATCTGATCGGACGCAAGTATGCCTCTGCAGTGGAGCTCGCTGCCAGTGCACGGGCCAATCAGTTCATCTTCCTGAACGATCCTTACACCGAGCTTCTTGCAGATGCCACCACCTGTGATGGCAGCAAGAACGACCGGTTTAAGACGATTGCAAATTCCGGATCCACCACCATCTCCAACATCACCAGTGCCACCGAGGGTATTGTGTACCGGATTGAGTGCGGATCCGCCACCAATGCTTCCAAAACTGCCAAGAGCGGTTATTTCAGCAACATCGATGCCTGGATCCCCACAGCAGTGGGAGACTTCCTGGAAGTGTACTGGAATTCAACCACCAGCAAATTCGTGGAAGTCGACCGTCAGGTGACAACCTAAAATCAATGGAGGGACCGGTGGAGCACCGGTGACTTACCGGTCCCAATTGTTCAGATAACCAATCAATTTAAAAACAAAAAACATAACAGATCATGAAAAAACTAAATGCAAAACAGTTAGCATGGGCATCCGAAAAGAACTTCGAGGCCCTGCGTAAGAAAAGATGTCTGTTCTTCGGGCTGTTGATGGCATTCGCAGTGCTTACCGTGGGTTGCATGTATGCAACAGGGGCTGCCACCAAAGAAGACTTCTTCAAGATCGGTGGCGGGACCATCGGAGTAGCAACCATCATGGGAGCTGTGGGTGATATCGACAGCGTGACCAATGAAAAGCGTGTCGGGAAACAGGTCAGGGCAAAGCTCTGGGTCATTTCTGAGGACCAATGGGATGACACACAGGCATTCCCCACCCGAAGCGGTCGCGAACGCGGTAATATACCCTTAAAAGCAGGAGAGTACTGGCATTATATTGAGTCTGTACTCGATTCCCCCGAACCCAAGACGAGCGCTGAAGAAGGCGATATCGCTTCCAATATTACCAATGAACTGACATTCGTTCTGGGTGGTATGGAGGATGATGTATTAGACCTTCTGGAAACCGGACTTGGGAAAGGTTTCTTTGTAGTCTGGGAGATTTGTGCTACAGGTGATAAGTTCATTGGAGGCAACGGATGTAAACCACTGAAGCTGGTAAGCTTCACGGGCGGGGCCACCAAAGAAAACACCTCCCTCACACTTACTTTCAAGAATCTTTGCGGTGAGGTCTGGAGCAAGTACGTAGGTAACACCCCGACAGAAGATCCCGACACCGTGGCTGCAGATGCAGTCACCATCACCATGACCGACAATCCAAGGTACCAGCTTACCGATGGAACTGTGGCGGCTGTGGAGATCACAGGATTCACCAGCGTGACCGATGCTGATATCGGAAGGACCGTCACTATCCTTGGTTCGGGTGGTACTTATCCTTCAACCATCGGAGATGGCAACGACTTCCTGCTGATCGCCGGTGAAGAATGGGAAGCGCTGGCCAATACCCAGATCTGCTTCAAAGTCTTCAAAGATGGTGCAGCTTCATACAAGTATTATGAGATTGCCGGCACCAGGACATAAAAGATAACCCCATTCCATAATCATACGTATTGGGTTTTCCCCGGGTGAACATTGTTATGAGAAATGTTCCCCGGGGTTTTTTATGTCCTTTTGAGTCATTGTATTACAAACCATCTTTGCTGCATCATAGTCAGTAACCTAAAAGCAATATCATTATGACATTCCCTGAAAAGAATAACTTCGTGGTAAAGCATACATCAGCTGAATACTTCGAGGCAGATAAGAAACTCTACAAGAGATTGTACCCTGACTCCAGGCTGACCCCAGAGCTTGAGAAAGCCAATCAGTACAACAAGGAGCACCTTGATGGCCGGATGCTATTGAAGATCCTTGATGTGGTATGTGGGGAGACTGTCCTGGAAAACCGTGGGATCATCACCGACTGGATGAAGGAGCAGGTAACTCCGGCACCATCACCCGAGCCGGTACCGGATATGCCTCCCACAGGACAGGAGGCAGCCGCTGATCAGGCAGAGGGTGAAGATGCAGGCAATTTCACCTTTGATATTCCTGCAAAGCCGAAGACACCGCGCAAAAAAAAAGCGGTCCCAAAGAAGAATACCCCGCAATAAACTGGGAAGATACCTCTAATCCTGACATCCAGATATGCATGGTCTTATACAACGACCGTGTATATGCATGGGAGCGTATGGCCAGGACGGATCATCTGCTTGATAGGGATCCTTCATTGGATAACATAAAGCAGATGATCTCTGATGACATCAGAAACCGGTTGGCTTTCCAGGAGTTAGAGCACTACCAGAAGCATGGGCGGTTCCTGTATAAACACCCATTGCTCAAGGATCAGAAGCTGATCGATGAGCTCGACCAGATGCGTAAAACGGATCCTGAACGCTTCATGAATGAGCTGGTGAATGCTGATAAAAGTATTTCCAGGTATCAATCCCAGCTGAAAAACAAAAAGTATAAGAATGATGAGGAAAAACTGGCCTGGCAGGAGCTGATAAGGCAGTACAAGGTCAAGTTAGGCATCATGAAGCGCCTGATAGCACGCTGAAAGCCTCATATTTGTGTGACAAACTGGCAGGTGTGTTCCAAAGCCCGGGCTCAGCGTGAACGGAATCGGCCGTGTGACCAAATGGCATAGAAAAGTTGATAATGTGATTAAGAAAGTATCATTAAATACATTAGATATCTAAAAATGGCGGAATAATGCAGTAAAAGCGTCCTTTCGGAAAATATATAAATCGATAATATTTAACAAAAGTTACATCATGCCCAGACCTTCTTTAAGGGAACTTGACCAGATCGATCCTGCCATAATTGCAGAATTCCGGAAGACAAAGCAATCCATGGCCATACCTGAATATCTACAGAGATATATCATTCACCTTGACCGTGCTGTTCAGATTATGAGGTATTGTGGTGATACTTACAAATCAGTCAGGCAGTTAATGGATGAATTCCAGGATGAGGGGATGAGCTTCAGAGATGCTGAACGTAAGATATCTGATGCTATGAATTATTTCCACCTGAACAACCAGGTAAAAAATGAAGCCTGGGATCAGTATTATGCTGATCGATTCGAAGAAATGGCTGATGATAATAAGAAGCTTGGAGACTTAAAGGAAGCCAGGCTATGTCTTGAAAAGGCACATGAGTTACGTACCAGGCGCGATGAGAATGCCATCAATCCGGAGGACCTGAAGATAAAGGATCAGATCATTTCCCCGGATATGTCACCGGAGCGCCTTGGGCTCAAGGAGCGTAACCTTCGGAAGATGTGGCTGGATACAAATACTTTCCTGGAAGAACTTGACCTTGAAACGGTACACAAAGAAAGAATACTGAAAGAGGCAGCAGAAGTGCTGGATGTGGATTATGAAGAAGTCTCCGGAAATTAACTGGGATCTTTTCGAAGAAAAATACCTGAGCGTCCTGCAGACCAGGGTGCTTCTGGCTGATACCCAGAATGTGATCGGTGAGATCGGGCGGGGATCCGGTAAGACCACGGAGATGTTTGCCCCAAGGATTGTAAGGGTCACCTATGCCATGCCAAGAAGTATAGTGCTTTTAGTGGGCCCCACCTATACCTTCATCCTGGAAACTATTGTCCCTGGGATTATCACCCATCTTGCAAAGAATTATGTCAGGGGAGTGCACTACGAGTATGGTAAACGGCCACCCAAGCACTTCAGGCTGCCATATACCGAAGTAACCCGCTGGGAACATACCATCTCATTTGCCTGGGGTACCGTGGTGCAGTTTGTTTCAAACGACAGGCCCGAGAGTGCTATTGGCCGTAATGCCGCTCATATATTCGTGGATGAACTTCTAAGGATCAAAGAGACCGATTTTATTGAAAGGATTCTCCCCACCCTTCGCGGTGACAGGCAGATCCATGGAAAGAGCCACTACTTTGCCGGGATCACCGCTTTCTCATCCACTCCAAACTTTGAAAACGATAATGACTGGTGGCTGAGCTTTGAGGAGAATATGAACAAAGAGCTTATTGAGGAGATCATATATGTAGCCTTTAGGGTTTCAAAGGCTAAGTATGCGATGATCAACTCACAGAATGAAAAAGAGAAAAAGAGGCTGCAGGCTTTCATCGACCGGTGGGATGCCAGGATGACAGAGAAGAGAAAGGGTGCCACCTATTACGTAAAAGGATCCAGCTTCTCCAACCTGCTCATCCTGGGCCTTGATTATATCAAAAACCAGCTACGTGGATCCCGAAGCAACATAGACCGGTTCAAGCTATCTATCCTTGGCATACGGCCCAACAAGGTAAAGGATATGTTCTTTGGGAAGTTTTCCAAGCATCATATCTTCGATGACAGCTACAAGTACAACAACATCGACCTTTATGCAGTGGATGGCAAATATTATAAGACCTCCCGGGACCTGAAGTATTGTGATCCCAACCAGCCATTACTGATAGGCTATGACCCTGGGAACTTTATGAGCGTGGTCATATCCCAAGAGAAGAACAAAGAACACCGGGTGCTCAAGAACCTCTATGTGATCACTCCGGACCAGCATTTTGAGCTGGCCAGGAGGATCAGTGATTTCTTCCAATACCATCAGCGCAAAACGATCTACCTGTATTATGACCGGGCCGGGAACCAGCGTATCTATAAGAACAATACCAAAGGAGAGACTGATGCCCAGATCATGCGAAAGGAGCTGGAGGACCTTGGTTGGAGCGTGCAGCTGATGAGCCTGGCCAACAGAACGATCTTCTACTGGGAACATTACCTTCTATTGAACATCATCCTGGGTGAAAAGGATAAGCGGGTCCCTAAACTCCGGATCTGCCAGAATGAATGTGAAGAGCTCATCTCCTCCATCTATATGAGTCCGCTGAAAAGAACCGAAGGAGTGATAGAGCTTGACAAAAGCTCAGAAAAGAAGCTGGCTTATGAAGACCAGGCATACTGGTCCACACAGATTCCCAGCTCGCTGATGTATCTGTTGTTCGGGCTTTATGAAAAATATCTTCCCTCAAAGGCAGGCAGCGATCAGGATTACCAGGGAGTGTAATTGCTTGTCCTTTTAACAGCGTTGGATTAGATAGAAATTTGACTCCATGAAAGTTATTTCAGGAGCCGAAGCCATTGCCAGGATGAGGCAGCTCAGGCATGATGAGCATAGTTACTTTGAGATGCACCATCTCACCTATGACATCAACCGGGAGAAGACAGACGGGATGCATGCCGTATTGCATGCCAGGCTCCGTCCGTCTTTGCCGGACGATCTGTTCAAGACGGACTCAGACTTGTATCTGCCTTATACCGATCTGGATACCGGTGAACCGAGGATGTGTTTTAAAAGACTGATCCGGCTGGTAGCCTTCCCTCCTGATTTTGAACTCATGAAAGTGGATTGGTTCATAAACTCCTAACCATGCACATCCAACGCTATGATAACCGCGGAATCCTGTTTAACGGGGAAAATGCCCTGCTCACCTTCGAGCTGATCAAGCGCGCTGATCAGTCGGAGATCGATTCCGAAAAAGAAAGCATGCTGCAGTCATATACTCCCGGGGAATTCTTCACCCTGGGGAACTATACGGTTGCAAGCTATGGCACCTATAACAACATGCCTGGTGAGCTCCGGATCCTGATCCGTGACAATCATCTGCTGCCTGAGATTCTGAATAAGCAGGTGCGCTTCATGTATGGTCATGGGCCTTACCTATTCAGGGAAGAGAACGAGAAGAAAAAGAAGAACCGGATCCCGGCATCGGAAGAGGACTATGATGAAGTGTGGAAGTGGCTCCGCTCATGGAGAAAATCCGGGCTGAGCCAAAACTTCGAATCCTACCTGAAGCTCTGTATACGGGAATACTACTATACTGAGGGGATCTTCTCCCGGTATTATTTCAATCTCTCCCGCAGGATCCCGGGCGGTAAGATCCCCATCCGTGGACTGCAGTATTATCCTTCCACCAGAATGAGGCTGGGGATGAATGGGCTTCTCCCTCCCACCTCCATGCTGGAAGATGAACTGCTTGATGTGGTGTTGTATGGTTACTGGGAGATCCCATTCAGGTTTGACTATGATGTATATCCCAGATTCGACGATACGGATCCTACCAGATACCCGACAGCGGTCAATTATGTCAGGGATTTCGGATTTGGAGAGGAAGTCTATTCCTTTCCGTCATTTTATTATGGACTTAAAGAATGGATCAAGGGCTCCAACCTCAATCCAAAATATATCAACTCATACCTGAAGAATTCTCTCAGTGCCAGGATCCATGTGATCATCCCTCAAAAATGGATCGAGATCAAAGAGAAGACCTTACGCGATATCTGTGAAGAAAACAAGAACCGCGAACAGTCCGGATTGACCCTGATCGAATCCTATGATGGACTGGAAGATATCGGTACCATCTTCAATTATGGGATGGTACAGAAACTTATCGACGCCAAACTGAAGGCGTTGACAAATGTGCTGACCGGTGAAGGGGAGAACCAGGGAAAGACATTTGTCTCCAGGCGCTTCCGTACCGAGCACGGTATTGAAGAATGGGAATTCAAGGAGATCCCGGTCAAGTACCAGGAGTTTGTCAAAAGCATACTTGATTACGATGCAAGAACCGTACAGGTGATCCTTGAAGGCAAAGGACTGGATCCATCCATAAGCAATGTCAGCAAAGAGGGTATCTTCCAGAGCTCGGGAAGCCAGTCCTATTACAATTACCTGATCTACCTGAACTCACTTTATTATGCTGAGGATTTCATCTGCCAGGATATCAACACCGCACTGGCCATCAACTTCCCATACCTGAAGAAAGACAGGGTAAAGCTGGGCTTCTTCCGCAATGTCCCTGAACGACAGGAAGAGCTTCCTCCAAAAGAACGCATGGAAAACATATCAAGCAACTAAACCATGAGCACCTACAAATATCCTTTTGCAACCAGCGAAGAGCTTAAAGGGGTGATCAGTCATATTGACATCTCCTTTGAACTCGAGAATATCCATTCCTCACTGCTGCTGGCAGCCAATGAGATGAAAGACATCATTGGAAAAGACCTCTGGGATCTGATGATCAACCATTATAACTCAGATAATTATGAGGCCGAGCCTGAAGGTGAAGGTGAAGGTGAAGAAGAAGAAGAAGAGCCCATCCCAAGCTATGAGCAGCTGGATGAACTGGTGCACCTGGTGCAGCCGGCTCTGGCAAATTTTACCATGTACCATCATTTTATCTGGCTGCAGCTTCGCATCAGTAATAACTCCGTTACGGTCATCAAAGGTGAGAATGAAACAGCTGCATTTAAATACCAGACCGATGAGGCCAAGGATAAACTTCTGCTTACAGCCTGGGTGCAGATCAATGATTTGATCGATTACCTGAACGAAGAGGCTACAGAGTGGACAGAGTGGGAGGGGGAAACAGAATATGAGATCGATGACATTGTTTACTATGAAGAGACATTCTACCTCTGCACCGAGGCCCATACCAGTGAAGATGAGTTCGATGCTGACAAATGGGAAGAGCTTGAGGAAGATACTATCATATTCCACGAATGGACACTCAGCGAACAGTGTACCGAACTGAAGGAGCTGATCTTCAAAGACTATAAAGAGTTCGATAAATATTATGGCATTGATAAGAGCGCTGCCTTCTATATCAGGTCCCGGTTCATAATCAATGAGATTATTAAGGATGACATCCTTCCAAGGGAATCGGATCCATGGGATTCAACAGATGAAACGCTGTTGAGAAAGATAAAGCGTTTTGTGGCTTATAAGACCATGGCCACAGCCATATTCCGTTTCGATTTCTGGTATCTGCCTGGAAGCATCCGTAAGACTATCAACAACGAGATGCTTCAGAACAACAGGTTTAGAGATGTTGAGGTCGCAAAAACGGCTATCTATCAGAAACTCCTGAATAAGGCAGAGGAATACCTGATGGAGATCGATCATTATATCTCATCCCTTGATGAACCCGAGGATGAGGATGAGACAATCTTCTCAAAGTTTGAGGTTGAATATGATGATGAGGACAAGTTCATTGCAATGATATGATCAGCGTAAAGGCAAATAACAGGACCGTTGAGATCCCTTCCTTCTGGGAAGAGCTTACTGCAGGGCAATATATTGCCACTGTGGATCTGCTCCAGAAGCTGATGGAGAAACAGATGCCATTGATGGATTTCCGTTTAAAGCTCCTGCAGGTGCTTGCCGGGTATCAACCTTCACGCAGATACAACACTCATCGCGAAAGGATCAATGAGAACCTGTACCTGGTGTCTGAGCTTATACAGTTCCCTCTGAAACCGGTCTATGAAAATCCAGACATTCTTTCTGTTTTAAGTCCTGAACTTCAGGCTTTACTTGAGTTTCATTTCCCTCATGACATAACAGATCCTAAATGGGAAGGTGAGCTTAGGATGATCCGTGGCAGGATCCGGTATGCTGCATCGGTCAACTTTTCGATGAAGAGCAATCCATTGCCATTCTTTGAATACCATCACACGAAGTTTCTGGGACCTGCATTCAATATCGATTCCCTTGGTATCGTAGAGACTGACCTGAAGGCCATGGAATATATCGATGCCTCGGAGTATTACCAGCTTTTTCAAAAGACCAGGATGAGACGATACCTGGACCGGCTGGTGAGCACCATTTACCGGGTGGACAGGGAGAGATATAAAACATTTGAATGCCAGCAGAAAGCCGTCTTACTGGCTGCAATGGATGAATCCGTGAAGCATGCCGTATTGTTCTTCTTTCAGAATATTCAGGAATTCCTGGCAAATCATCCGGTCTACAAATACCTGTTTCAGAAGGTCGAGAGCAACAGCGGGAAGATATCCCTGGGGATGGTCACCACTGTCTATAACCTGAGCAAGGAAGGCTATGGCACCAAACAGCAGGTGAGTGAGATGGGGCTGGAGGATTATCTGAACATGCTTTTGAAAACGATCATGGATTCAATCAGGAGCCTTAAAGCCCAGAAAAAACCTGATCATGACATTGCGAGTGAATTAAATATCCCATCAGAATTAATCTACAAGGTATGACCATCCTCACAGATATCATCAAATACTTCGCTAAGTTCCCGGATACCACCGGGATCATGAAGAACTTCTCCAGGACTACATCCCAGGAGGCAGGCTATGATACCCTGAAGACTTATATGTCGGGGCTGACCAGCCCATTACTTCCACAGATCAAGGACTACATCTTCGGACAGGATGAGACCATTGTGACAAACAGGGTCCGGACCATGAAAGACTATTTTCTTTTTGTCGAATACGGACGGATACAGATCTCAGCACCGGATCATGTCAGGGTAAGAGACGGCTCTTTATTCCTGGCCTTCACCGTGGCAAAACCTTTCAATAATGCCGGCCGGGATTCAGCTGAAGAGTTGATCATATCGGATGCATGCCTTGACCTGGTGATGCAGATCCTTCAGACCATAAAGGACGACGATGAAGTAACATGTCCGATAAACCGGTACCTGGATTCCACCATTGAGTTATCCCCGGTGATCCCGGAATTATTTTATCAGAACATAGGATGGGTGGTCACATTTTCAAAAAATAACATACAGTTGATCTGATGATAAGCGATAAAATAAAACAGCGGTTTGTATCAAAACTCCTTGATAAAGAGGCTAAAGCCATAGCTGCGGAGCAGGCTAAGGTTGTGGAAGAATGGAATCTGTTTTCTTCCAGGGCACTTTATAATCTGCTCATCAACCAACAGCAGGGACATTTCTCCATTGACAATGCAGAAGGAGGCCATAAGCTTACGGTAAGGTACCTTAAATATCTCAGGTTTCTTGACATACCAAAAATCAGGAAAAGAAGGGAGCAGTATCATTTATATAACGAGATAGTATTCGGGCATCTTTACAGGCCACTGCTGCAGGGCTTACGGTTCGGCTATACCGGGGAGGTCAGGCAGGCCATCAATGAAGAGTTAAGTAAGTTAGGCACCATTGAAACAAAATCATAATGGCAAAGCTCACTGATGACATATTACGCTGGTCACTTGAGATCAATGGCAATCCTGCCCAGAAAGCACTGGGAGAGCTCGAGCAGTCCACCCGGAGCCTGGAACAGACCAATAAGGAGCTTCGCGTGGAGTTGCAAAAGCTTGAGGCTGCAGGGAAGAAGAACTCACAGGAATATAAAGAGCTGGAGCAGCAGTTTAAAAAGAACAATACCACCATTGCCGCCAGCAAGGAGAAGATGGGTGAGATGCGCAAAGAGATCGGAATAAACAGTCTGACAGCGCGACAGCTCCGGGATGAGTACCGGCGGTTAAAGATACAGATTGATAGCACTACTCCAAACACACCGGAATGGAAAAAATACAATGACCAGTTAAAGGCTGTCAAAGACCGGCAAAATGAGCTGAATGTCGGAACCAGTAAAGCATCCAGCCTTTTCGGAGGATTAAAGGCATTATTGCCCGCTCTTGGTATAAGTGCACTTATTGGAGGCATTGTTAAGCTTGGGAAAGAGTTCCTCAACCTTGCAACCTCTATGGAGCAGACGGAGCGGAAAGCCAAGATTGTATTTGGAGATAGCCTTCCGATGGTTACAAAAGCTGCAGCTGAGAACGCCAAACAGCTGGGACTTACCAGGAATGAATTTATAAAAGCAGCAGCCAGCACCGCTGATCTGCTGGTCCCTTTGGGTTTTGCCAGGGACCGCTCTGCAGACCTTTCTGTGAAACTGACTAATCTCAGTGGTGCCCTGGATGAATGGAGCGGGGGAACCCTTGGAGCAGCCCAGGTGAATGAGATCCTCACCAAGGCCATGCTGGGAGAAGCAGAACAAATCAAACAGCTTGGTATTGTCATAGACCAAAGCTCCCAGGATTACAACAACAGGATCAAGGTGATGATGGAGACCGAGGGCGTCACTAAAGAACAGGCCCGGGCCCTGGACATCCTGAATCAGATCTATTCGAAGAGCGCTGATGCTCAGACAGCCTTTGCCCAAAAAGGAGAGTCACTGCTGAGGACCCAGAAAAATCTTTCAACATGGTGGAGACAGCTGAAAGAAGATGTTGTTGGATGGTTTGAGATACCAACTGAAAGAAAAATAGAACAGGAGCGGGCTGGATTAAATCTATTAGTCAATTCCTTAATGTCAGTTAATAATGACCAGGAGACCAGAAACCGTTTGATAAAAGAACTCCAGGGAGCTTATCCTGCCTTCCTGCAGAATATGAACCTTGAGGACCTTAATTATGAAAACCTATCCGACAGATTAAAGGATTATAATGAACAATATGATATCCGGGTAAAGAATGCTGTGTATGAGAAACAGATGGCAGATGTGACCGAGGAACAAAGGAAGAACTATGAAAAGCAGGTTGAGAACATTGTTATGATCAACAATCTGTATGGTAAATATGTAGTAAATAAGAAAGCAGATGCCACTTTTGAGGAGAAACTGAGAGCTTTGAGGGAAGATGAATTAAATGGACTAACCCAGAATTTAGGGATCAGGGCAGAGGCACGGAGGATCACAAGGGAGCAAAATGAATTAACAAAAGAAGAGATCAAATTACAAGGCGAATATAATGAGGTATCTTCTAAAAGAGTGACACCCGAAAGTCCCAAGCCTTCTCCTCCTGCCCCATTGACTGAAGGCCAGATAAGCGATTATTATGAAGCTGTAAAAACAGGAGTCGTTAAGGGTGAAGGAGATGTCAGGGCTTTGACGCAACAGGAACTTGATAAGCTTGCTGATATCAGGAAGCAGAATGAAGAGGAAAGATTAAACAGGGAAAAGGATGCAGCGGATAAGAGGAGGCGGCAATCTGAGGCAGAAGCAGCCGAGCAACAGCGCCTGGCCGAACAACAGGCCGCTGAGCAGCAGCGTCTCCTTGAGTCCCAGGAAGCTGTAAGACAGCAGATCATCCGTGGATCCAGGACGCTTATCGAAAAGGAAAACCTCGATTATGCTGATCGGCTGCAGGCTGCAGGATTGTATGGCAAGAACCTGGAAGAGATGACCGATGAGGAACTGCAGGCCCTGGAGATCCTGGAGCGTGAACATCAGCAAACCATTAAAGAGATCTCTGACCAATCGTTCAATGATAACCTCTCCGATATGTCTGTCCGGTTTGATCGCGAGAAGACCGTAAGGGAGAGGAAATACAATGAGGAATTGCTCTCCCTTGGCAATAACGAAGAAGCTAAGAAGGCTCTTACTGAGCAATACCGGAGGGAGGAATTGCAGAAACAGGCAGAGCATCTTCAGGCTTTAGTCTCTCAATACGAGGCCGAGCTTAATCAGGGTGTAATAAGCAGCCTGTTTGCTTCCATACCAGATATGAGTATTGAGGAAGCGTTGCTTACGGATGAGGAGAAGGGTAACCTGGTGGCCAAGATTGAAGAGCTCAAAGCAAAACTTTCAGAGCTTGGGATCTCAATGGCAGAACTCAACGAATCCGGAAAAGAAGAGCCAGAGAAGAAGGATATCTTCGGGATGACTCCGGAGGACTGGGAAGATTTTGAAGGCAAATTTATGTATGCCATTGGATTAGCACAGGAAGCTTCAGATATGTGGGCTGGCTTTAATAGGATCAGGGCCAATAAAGACAGGGCTGAAATGCAGGAGTTTGAAGCAAATACCAATAAGAGAAAGCAAATTCTTGACAGACAGCTTAAAAACCAGGAGATCTCTCAGAAGCAATATGACCAGGCTATATCCTCAATGGAGGCAGCTACAGAATCGCGAAGGATCAAGGTGGCACAAGATGCAGCCCGGCGGGAAAAGTCCCAGGCATACTTTAACACCGTCGTAAATACAGCTGCAGCAGTTGTAAAGATGCTTATGGATCCGGGTGGAGTTCTTGGTTTTGTACTGGCAGCGTTAGCAGCAGCTACTGGAGCTGTCCAGCTTGGTATCATTGCCAGCGAACCATTGCCTCAGATGCAGGAAGGCGGGTTTGTGAAGGTCCAAGGAAAGGATGATAAGAAGCAATACCGGGCAATGATGGCTCCGGATAAGAGAGGATTGATCAAAGGTCCCACCATTTTGGTGGCTGAGAATAAACCGGAATATGTGGTGCCCGGGAAACTGCTGGAGTCAAATCCCACTGTCCGTAAGTATGTGGATGAGATCGAGACCATCAGGACCAACAGACAATTCCAGAATGGGGGATTCACCCAGGATGGCAGTTATAGAGTGGGAGAGAATCTCATAGAAGAGAATACCACAGTACAGAAGTACGTATATGTTATTGACAAGATATCTTCTGTATCAGATAAAGTGGATACCAGAGAGATTGAATCTATCTATGAGTTCTTCCGGAATGAGATCGATCAGATTGAAAAGCTCAAGACGGAATCGTTGATAAAGGAGAAAGAACAGATCAAAGAGATCCATGATCTGCAGACAGAACGCAGCCAGGCAGTAAAAGAAGGTTTTGCCACGGAGAAGCAGTTTAAGACTGAATCTTTAACCAGGGAGAAAGAACAGATCAGTGAAGTTACCAAAGAGCATACCAGGCAACTGATCGACAGGAAACAGCAGCTCGAACAGACGCAGCGAACTGAAACAAATACCAGTGAAAGAATAACAGCCTCCATTGTACTCGAAAGGCAACTTATCAGCCAGCGTAATGAGCTGGTGGATTCATTTATAAGTGAATCTGTCAGGATACAGGAGATGTCAGCCACACTTAAGCAGAACCTTATCAGTCTCCCCCAGGTGGAAGTGAAGTATCCAAAGACCATTCAACCGGTACCTTTCATTACCACAATCTCACAGCCTGCTTCTCAGAGAAATACTGAAATGGTGACCAATAACAATACGACCATTGAAAAGACTTTTACAGATCCCCAGCTCATAGAGGCACTCAATAGGTTTTCTCAGATCATGGAACAGATCGACCGCAATGGACTGGAGGTACCATGGGTTAAGATCAAAGAAAAATTTGATCAGTATGATCAGATACAGAGCCGGGTTAACAGCCGGTAAAATATGTCCTTTTAATCAGGACGGGAAAGACGGATTTTTGAACCATAACATGAAAAGCATAACTATGAACAACTTCATTGATAATCTGGCCACAGTGGGTAGTGGCATATTATCTTTTATAGTAATCTGGGTTCAGGGTATTATCCAGGTGAATGAGTTCTTTCAGGTATTCATTTATGCAGCCATAGCAGCTGCTGGTGGTCTTTCAGTAAAATTCCTGGTCAGGCTTATCACCTGGCTTGTACGCAGGATCTTCTTTCATGACAAGAGTAAAATCTTCCGCTATAAAATATGAGCATCTCCAACACATACCGGAAACTGGTCTTCCGCCGTTCAGAGCTTCCCATCTGGGATAAAGTACCGGATCCTTCAGGGAAATATCTCAGGAAGGTATGTGAAGATAATTTTACCACCCTCAGGCTTAATTACTGGGACGGAAACAAAGGTGCCTGGACCAATCTCCCATGGCACTGGTACCCTGTCAATATGGGCGGAGATCCCGATAACCTTCCGGATATCCCTAAAAATGATAACCTGATCCTTACTTCTGATGGAGTACGGATGGAAGTACGCAAACATTATGAACCCAACAAGCCCTGGGTGAAGTACTCAGTGGGTATTTTGTCCATGCTGCTGGATGGCAATGGGATCTACCGGTGTCTGGTGCGGATGCCGGATGTGCTTGGGCTGTGTAGTGCCGTATGGCTTTACAGGGGCTTTGATCCTTATAAGGGCGGGGTGATTGAGTTTGACTATGAACATAAAGCAGAGGAAGACAATACCATCAATGTGGCTGATCATCATGGCTGGACCTATAAGCCCGGTCTGATTGTTCATTCGCACAATAATAGGGTGGTCAACGACTGCTATGACTACACCGCTGAATTCACCTGGCTGGAGTTCGAGCTGACTCCTTATGATGTCACGTGGAAGATCCAGGGGATTCCGGTCAAGAAGATCAGACGCTATGGTTCTACCGATAAGATCTGGCTGATTGTCAACTGCGGCACCCAGGGGATTAGTGATGGGATTGTCAATGATAATCTTCTTCCTCAGGGGATGACATTCAAATTGTTTCAATTCTGGCAAAACATCTTCACATGAAACCAATGGAGTTTGTCATACAGTTCTACCCACATGCCAAACGATGCCAGGAGAAGACCGGTATCAGTGCGGTGGCTATACTGGCTCAGGCGGCCCTTGAAAGCGCCTGGGGGGATGTGGCACCCGGTAATATGTTCTTTGGAGTGAAAGATACCGATGGAGTCAATGGCAATGAGCAGCTGCTGATAACCACTGAATACAGCCGCCGTTCTGACCTTAAATTCCCTGAGATCATCTCCATCACACCGGTGGACCGAAACGGGGTGAAATACTTTAAGTACAGAGTGAAGGATTACTTCCGGAAGTATCATACTCCGGAGGACTGCTTTCTGGATCATGCGAACTTCTTTCTATCGAACCCAAGGTACAATGAGGCCCTGAAGGTAAGTCAGGAACCGTTCCGGTTCCTGGAAGAAATTGCCAAAGCAGGATATGCCACGGATCCGGATTATGCATCCAAGCTTAAGGCTATAGCCAGTACCATATCAAACTACATAAACCTTCCACACCTATGATTGAGAAGATAACGAATAATGAGGTAGTCAGCCGGTTCGGCCAGGACACACCTCCCTTCATGAAGAAGGTATCAAAAATAAGCTTCTGGGTATTTGTGCTGAGCACTGCAGCGGTAAGCTCTATAGCCACATCCGTGATAGCCATCCCGGTATGGGTGAGCTTCATCCTGGGTATGATTGCCTCTGCATCCGGAACCTTATCAGCCGGTGCTAAACTGGCTACATATGAAAATAAAGAAGAGTCTTCAAACCAATAAATCTTACTATTATGTTAACCGACAAAGTTGAAAAAGCAGTAAAGCAATTCCTGGATGATGTAGTTCCTCTTCATGGTATTGCTGAAACATTATCAGATCTTGGCATCAGCATCGGTGTCCCTCAACTTGATAACAGGCTGTTGGATAAGATCAATCCAAAATATCATAACATAATCAATGAGATCCTGGAGCATGCTCTGATCGAAAAGGATTATGATACAGCAGCCAATAAGCTATCCGTTCTCCTGGCTGAAGCCGTTGATACACCCATTATTGATGGAACACCGGAAGAACAGCAGACATATCTGACAGCTCTTCAATTGATCAAGGCTGTCATTATTTCCTTGCTGGCAAAGAAGAAGGCTGCCTGATGAACCCGAAGAAACTGGTTAAGAAAATACAGAAGCTCCGAATGGGTGGCTTCTGTATCAAAATTGGATACAGGTCCAAGACCATTCAGACCGAGCAGTACGAAAAACAACAAGAAATACGCAAAGGTAAATGGCCAACATAACTGTTGAGAGTTATCCTGCAGGTGCGGAGTTTGCTAATAATGATGTGGTTTTCAGCCTGAAGACCACCAATATGTATTCCACCGAAGGAGTGAAGGCTGTCCTTATATTGATCTTAACTGATATCTGGTCAGCAACTGGTCATTTTACCCTTTCATGGGGGACAAACTCAGTCACTTTTACCCTTGTTGCTTCTCCTGATGAGAGTGGTTCACAGATCCGGTATGCATCACCCGGAGAGGACCTGAATCTTTGGGGAGCTGACTTTGTGGAATCAATGAAAAGTAATTACCTGTTATCAAGAGATTTCGATATTGTCGGAGGGGCTGGGGCTACCTATTCGATTGAGCTGACTGCTAAGGAATATGGGGGAGAATATACCCTTGCTCTGAGTGATAATAATATAACATATCTCACCGAAGATGATAATACTGCAGGGGTGACCCCTATTCTCAGGGAGAACTACAAGCTGCTGGCCAGGGTGATCATGAAGTCTGGATTTGCCCTCCTGGGGCATTCTTCGGAAGACATCTACCTTGGAGAGGATCGATTAACACCAGATACTGATGGATATGCTGACTTTGATGTGAAGGGATACCTGAAGCCGGAAATGCAGGACAAACCGGTATTTCTTTTTCCAGAAACCTTATCAGATTTTCTGATTGACCGTACAGACCAGTGCAGGCAATTTTTTATACGGTACACGGAGATCTATGAGGGCCTGGCCAGGAGGATCTATTCGACGGAAGAGAACAAGAACTTTATCCTGGCCGGGGGGATTGACTTCATCAAGATGGCAAAGTACCATGAGGACAGCAGTTCCTTCTGGGACATGATGCAATATAATAAAGACTTTCTAACCTGGCAGCCGGTCACTAAAAAAGTATGGCCAAGGCAGCCAGAGAAACTCTACTTCCTGGTATGGGATGCAGACACTGATGAGATCAACCTAAAGGTTAAGATTTATTACACCGATGATACCACCCATACATTCACTAAAGCCTCAGAGACAGCCTATCAATACAGTCTGTGGGAATGCGTGGTATCATATAATAAGCTGGATCTCATAAGTCTGCCTGAGTCCGCTAACAAAGAGATTGAAAAGTATGAAATATGGATCGAAGATCAGGATGATACTAAGATCTCTGTTTCCAGGTTCTTCGAACTGGACCGGAAGGTTTATACCAATGCCAGGATCTTCATCTTCCGTAATTCATTATCCGGATTCGATACCATCCGTTGCACCGGTGAGACCATCAAATCCACAGAGCTGACCAGGACGGTGGTGGAAACGTTGAATGATTTTGACTTTACATCACTTAATCCACAGATCCGCAATGACATTGCCTTCGAGCAGCAGGTCTATAAGGCATCAACCGGTTTCATCACAAAGGAATATGCTGAGTATCTCCGTGAGTTTGAGCTCTCTTCCGAGGTCTATGAATTCATCCTGAACCGGCTGTATCCGGTGATCCTGACCAGTAAGAAGAGTGAGATCCATAAGGATAACAGCCACCTGCATTACCGTGAATTTGAATATGCCAGGGCTTACAAGGATAGTCATTATTCTTATGATGATAACTTGCTGGGAAGCAAGAACTTCAACAAATCGTTCAATTCGAGTTATCTTACAGGAGAGTGGCATGGCAGTTAAGACATGGACAGAATTGCATGAGTATGTACAGGAGTACTTCCTGGAGAACTATGATGAAGACATCACCGCTGAGCATTTGCGTGTGTTCCTGGTGGATCTGCTGGATACTATTGCAGCTGTCATCTCCTCCGGATCCACCGATATACGAAGGGGAAAGGTGTATTGCACGACTGCAGGGACGTTGGTGTCCTTTGACCAGGAGTTTGACGATATGAATTTTGTCATTATCGGAAGGGTGTATGATGGACATAAGATCATCCTGCACCAGGAATATGACATAACAACCACTGGATTGACAGTGAAACCGGTATTAAATGGATATTACTCTTACGTAGCTGTACCGACATGATCAGGATAAAACATATCATACTTTCAATATTGCTTTTCCCATTGATGACTACTGGCCAGGATATAGTGGGTTATAAGGCCGGATTTGATACGATTGAGTCACTATCACCCCTGATCAGGGATACGGTTTTTATGAACAGTTATGTCCGGTTCCTTAAATCTACCTGTGTGACTGGCAGTGTTGGTATCAATACCTGCAGCCCCGGGGAAGCCCTTGACATAATCGGTAATGCCAGAGCCGATACTTTGATTGGTCAGAACCTGATGCTGACAGGACTTACTGAAAGTTCATCTGACACGGTCCTGGTAATTAAGAATGACTCAGTATTCTTCAGATACTATCCCCTTGCTAACTGGGGAGACTCCATCCCCTGGAGAAAGACAGGCAACTGGATCCTGGAGAAGGACATCACTGATTCTGTTATTATCGGATCCAGTACAGCCCTGGCAGGGCTTACTGTCGGAACGGACTGGAATATGAACTATGATGGATTTGGATTTGTTGCAGCTGATGATTATATAAGCATACCCTCTTATGGCCTAAATGCAAAAGGAATAGGACTTAAGGTACCATATAATGAAGGATATCTTTACCTGGGTGTGGTAGATGAAACCTCATTTGGGTTGGATACAGTAATATTTTTCGGTTTTTTCAACTCTAACACTTTTGCATCCAGGGGCATTTACATACATGCTGACACAATGAAAGTAATGGGATTAACAAAATTCTATGACAGCACTTACTTTGATGATGATGTAACCATTGCCGGTACTACTACACTGACAGGTCTGGGAGTAAATACCAGTAAGATTGCACTGGTCCGCAACGGCAATGTGGTTGCAAGCAATGATCTTTCAGATGACTTTGCAGCCTATACTCATTCTCATTCCACCTATCAGCCGTATACTGATACTGCATCCACAGATGCTACCAGATACTGGGTGTTATCCCAGGGATATGGTGCCGGTACGGTCACCTCAATAAGCCAGGGTAATGGTATGTCCTTCTCCTCCAATCCCATCACATCAACCGGGACAATCACACTTGGGACTCCTTCAACTTTGACCTCATCGACCACAAACTCATCATCAGGCACCACCCATACTCACCAGGTTAACGGTCTCTGGACCGTGACCGGATCCGATTATTATTATCCCAGTGGCTATGTAGGGATCAAGGATAATACTCCGGATTATGAACTGGATATCACTGGTGATCTTTATTCCGATACTATCCGTGTGGGAACATCTTCGAGTTATGGATCCTTTAATATCAATGGGAATTCATGGTTTGACGGGAATGTGGTTTTTGGCTCCAACACACTTACCGAGCGGATCAATATAAGTGGTAATATACAATTTCTTATAGATAACAATGGGCTGATGGCCATCCCTACTGCAGGGATTGGTAAGGATATCTTCATTCAGGCCGGGGCTTCCAGTAATGGGAGTAAAGGCGGGGATCTTATTCTTTATGGTGGGGCATCCGGAGGTGGTATGTTGCCCACCGGTGGGGATGTTTATATCGCTGGAGGTAGTACGGATGTCAACGGAGCGGTCTATCTTGGGAAGCTGCAATCAAGTACTGAAGTGGGTAATATATTCATATCAGGACTGACCACTGCTACAGCTGCAGATACAGCAATACTGACATTGACATCCACAGATAAACTGGTCTATATGTATCCTCATGATCTGGTTTCAGCTCATTCTCATTCTACCTATCAGCCGTATACTGATACTGCATCCACGGATGCTACCAGATACTGGGTTTTATCCCAGGGATATACGAACTACTGGGCCCGGGCTGGTACCGAGACCTATCTGGATAATGCCGGGGATGAACTGGGTATTGGTGATGACACTCCTGATGCTAAGGTAGATATCTATGTGGATAATAGTATCACCACCCCGACAATGATCATTGAACAGGACGGTGCCGGTGATGCCAACCTCAGCTGGCTTATTACCGGTGGATCCCAATGGGTGATGAGTGCTGATAACTCGGATGATGATAAATTAACAATTGGTCTTGGTGATGAGGCAACTGATGATGCCTTCATAACCTTTGATAAAGATGGATTCATTGGGATTAACACTTATGCTCCCGGATATCTTATTGACATACAGAATCTGTACTCAAGATATTTCTTTGAGGAGTCTAATCCGGCACTCTGGTTATTCAGTCATAACAGCATAGACTATGATGCTCCTTCTGTTTACTTCTGCCATACCCGTGGAAGTACTATGTCACCAAGCAATACTGTTGACGGTGATAAAATCGGAGGATTATTATTCTATGTCAAAAGCTCGGGATATAGTAACGTAGGAGGAATCTATGCCAATGCTGAGATTGGATCAGCATTGGGATCTGAAATAATAATAGAGTCACAGGATGAATCTTCATCAGCATCTTATTACCTGAAGCTGGATGAGGATGGGAGGTTATCATTAAATGACCTAACCCCGGATGGCACCCTTGATATCCAGGGATTGGACGGAACGGCTTCTTCTTATTCAGATATGATGTATAACTCTGCGAACGGGGTGATCTACTATTCCACATCATCGGATAGGTATAAGAAAAACATACGGTCTTATAATAAGTCAAATAATTACTGGTCTAAGATCCTCGAGGTAGAGCCAAAGCAATACGAAGATGTTACTACAGAACGCTGGGAGATGGGATATATAGCTGAAGAGTTTGACCAGATGGGACTGAAAGACCTGGTGATCTATGATGACAGCAGCAATGCCGTGATGGGGATCAAATACAGACAGGTATGCATCTACCTTATTGAAGTACTGAAAGACCATGAAAAAAGGATACAGGCACTTGAAAAGAAAAATAAATAATCAATACTGAATACCATGAAAAAACTGATTCTGATTTTATGCTTATTGCCCATCATGGCACTTGGGCAATACACCTTTACTGATGCAGGTACATCAATAACTATATCAGGTGAAGGTCAGCGATTCTCTTTCGAAAAAGCAGGGATGTCAATCTTCAGCTATCCACCTAACATCATCCTTTCCTCCCAGGGCCATGCCTATAAATGGCATTGGGAAACAATTGACAGTCCATCCTACTCCACTATTGACAGCCTTTACACTGAGCTTTCATCCTGGTTGCTCAGTGCAATAGTGGTGGAGTATTACTGGGACCTGTCAGGTGATACTATAAGTACTAATTACCATGTCAGAATAGACTCCACGGCTATTTTTGAATCCTTCACCGCTGCTGATGGGACATTCTCCGGAACCATAACAGACGGGACCACCAGCATTGCAGGAGGGAGTATCACCGGCACCAACACCATTGAATCGGTGAAGGTGGAAGCAGATACTCTTACTGATGGGGTAGGAACACTCACAGCCGGTGCCCTGTCGGGGATCACCACAATCGATGCTTCCGGAGACATCACCGTTACCGGAGCTGATATTTCAGGAGACAGTGCAAAGTTTTCACACTATGGAGGGCACTCCCCTTTCGATATCGGTACGGATGATTCTACACTGATTTCATTTAGCGGTACCGGCATCGAGATCTCAGGGGATATCACTCTTGATGGGAATATTATCGGAGGGTCGGTCACCTTATGTGACAGCTTCCTTTATGAAGCCGGATTTGATACCGTGCTCTATGATGACTTCGGAGCGACCTATGCTTTTGTGATCTGTGACACGGCTTTGATTGAACAATTCTGTGAAGAATACATTGATCCGGAGAATGAGTACTCGGTAATCCTCCCTGAAATCTATGTGTATGGTCTTACCGATACTATCCATCTTACCGTGAATGATGCTACAATCACTGGTAATGATTACGGAGAAGGAGTCTATATCGATTGTGAATCAGAAACCTGCTTTGTTCTTTATGTATCTGATGGGGATTTTAACGAGGACCTGGACTACTTCGGGTTTTTGGTGCCGGCGCTTGAAGCTACACCCACTATCATTCCATACATTGCAGGGGTGAATACCATTACTTTCGGTGATGAAACAGAACAGAATACTGCCTGGACAGGTACGATATCATCCATCCTCAATGATCTCTCAATTACCGGGGAAGTCTCAGTATTAGATACAATTCATGCAACAACCGGGATATTATTTGGGGATAATACCTTTATGTCAACTGGAGTGGGGGAAAGTGGTTGGGCAGAGATTCCGTACATCAAAGCGAAAGAAATCAAAAGTGATTATCATGCACAAACGATTGACTGCGATACGACACTCATCGAAACAGAATGCGTAAGACATGCCTATGCAATAGCAGATACGGTTATTGATGTTGGTGAAGGGATGTACTATCTGCTCTCTGAGGATATGACCCAGCCATGTTTGGAATACTTTGATGGGTCTAATGGTTTATCATATTGGGATTACCCGTACATATATATTTACGATGACATTGAGGGATATATAATGACATATGAATCTATAGTACAAGGCGATACTGCCAATATTGCCCTTGAGTATGCTGCTTTGAGTGATATAGACTCATGGTGGACACAGGATTCTGCTACCCTTATCTCATTGGAAACTGAATTTGATGCAGACTCTATCATTCTTCCAGTTCCAGAAGTTAATTGTTTTGGAATTACATGGACTATTCCTTCGGATACAGTACTCTTGAGTGAGAGTACATACATATTGTTTTGTGATACATTACTGGATTTTACCCGATTCTGTGCAGATTGGTTTTCTGGAGATCCAATAGGATTCCCTGAGATTTATATATCAACTGATTTTGATACAACTTATTATCTGACAGAAACAATGATTTATGGACGGAATGATACAACAGATAATTATGATGTTTGTGATACATCATTCTCTATTGAAATAAATGGTGGTCTGCTTTCAGAGGGAGAACATGTATTAAGTTTTTACGTTCCTGATGGATGCGTAGAATGCGACACGACAGAAGCAGGGTATGATGCGGTAGAGATGCCACACATAACAGTCACCGAAATTTCTGCCATCAAGGACACGACCGAACTCTGTCCAGAATTTCTTTATACAGGAGGATTTGATTTAACCGACTATGGAGATGAAGAAGGATATGATTTCTACTTCTATATATGTGACTATCAACCTGAATTGTGTGGAGCATTAGAAGAGGGTGGATATTATTGGTTTGAAGAGATTTATCTATATGGTGATGATACTATTCATATAACCAATGCAAATATGGGTGAAAGTGCTGAACCTCCAACAATAACATTACGTTATGATGAGTATGTAGAAGGGTGTGAGGGTTCAGATAATATAAGGTTATGCATTGTTACTGGAGAAACAACTCTTGGGATAGATGAAGAAAACCTTGCGAACTATTTTGGTTTCTATATCCCACCGATATTGCAGACAGAAGGATATATTACCATGAACGACACAACTATCTTTGAGAAAGGAATAAAGTTCGATGATGGTACAGTAATGACGACTGTGGTAGTTCCAGATACATTGTCATATTATGATAATGTATCTAAAACTGTTAATATTTCTGATAATACATCGAATCCAGATTATTCGGTATTAATCGGAGGCGAAGTCGGAAGTCTTGCATCATTAACAGGAACTAATAATGTAATAATTGGGTATAAAGCAGGTGATACTACAACAACAGGAACAAGAAATGTGTTCATTGGAAGTGAAGCAGGGAGAATGACAAATACGAATTTTGATAATGTTTATGTCGGGAATGAAAGTGGAAAATACTCAACAGAATATCAGAATACGTTTGTAGGTTCTTTTTCAGGTTCAACTTCATCGGGTAATGAAAACACATATTTAGGACATGAGTCTGGGAGTGCATCTTATGCTGGAACATCTAATACATTCGTTGGAAGTTATAGTGGTTATCCTAATAGAGGCATGGAAAATGTAATGATAGGAAAAAGTTCAGGGAGATATAAATATGGAGGTCATTTAAATGTTATTATCGGAAAGGAAGCAGGGCAGGGTGACTTAAATAAAATGTCACGAAATACAGGAACAGGGAATGTAATTGTTGGTGGCGAATCAGGTTATTATTTAAGAAGTGGTTCGGATAATGTATTTATGGGTTACAGGTCTGCATATAATGATTCAACCGGACACAGTAATACATACATTGGTGCATTTACTGGATATTCAAATTATGCAGGGTCTAATAATATTTGTATTGGCGATTCAGCAGGATATTCTGAAACTGGAAATCGTAAATTGTATATCGAATCATCGAATTCAGCAACACCATTAATCTATGGTGAATTCGATAATGACATTGTACGTATTAACGGAACGAAGGTAGAGAGGACAGATAAGACGATAGCGGACAATGATGCTACTCCTGATGTATCAGCATCAAATGTCTGGACATATGCAGGAAGTGCAAACGCAGTCACGATAACCGACCTTGATAATCCTGATGTTGGAGCAATCTATTACATCATCGGGAATTCCGACACATACACAGTAACGATAGGGGATAGCGGAAATTTCAATTTATCTGCTCAATGGGTAGGGGGATTGGATGATGTGCTGATATTGTTCGTTCAGGCAGACAATGATTATATAGAACTTGGGAGGGTGAATAATTAATGCTCCGCGTAAAAATTAATACCCAGCTCGTCGACACCTCCGGCATCTCTTTTACCTGGATAAAGAAATCACCGATCTTCTATCCAGATGAAGGAAGCTATTCTTATACTTTTACTTTTCCCAATACGGCCCGTAATAATAAGGTCTTCGGTTTTCCAGATCGGTTGCAACGCTATTCCACCCGGGAAAATACTTATGATATCAGCATAAGCTTTGATGGGATTACATTCATTGATGATCAGATAACGGTCCGTAAGACATCAAAGAATTCTATCGAAGGATATCTCACTACTGATAATGGAAATTTTAATGATATGATCAAGGGGATCCTGATGACTGAGATAGACTATGGATCCAATATAGACCTCGGTGATGATCAGGAGGAGATCCTTACTGAAGTACTGGCCATTGCTGGCCAGACTTATCCTGATGTAAGCTGTCAGTTTCCTTCACTTTATAATCCAATATTCTATGGTGAAGAAAATGAATTGAATCCGGATTATGAAGGGATCATCAATCTTTTCGATGCAGCTGGTGGCGCTTATATTGCAAATGAGATCAAGGAGGATCCGGAAAAGGATAATCGCCTGACCCTGATCCCCATGTTTTACCTAACATTTATCCTGGAAAAGATAATCCGGCATTTCAATCTTAATCCTACTGGTGATTTATTTCAGGATACGGAACTGGCCAGTATAGTCATTTATAATAACTATGCATTGGACCGGAAGGAGAAAAAATATTATGTGAGGGCTTCAAGAACCAATCCTCAAACGATCATTGACCAGGGAACCGTGATCTTCGATAATGATTATACGGATCCAAATGAGGATGAGGATGCAATCTATGCTATCGCAACCGGGATTTATACAGTATCTAACAAGGGATACCATCATATTTATGCAGGGATCCTGGTGGAAGATACGCTTCATGTGATCCAGGGAAGGATCATGCTGGATAGCGATGTGATCGACATGATTGAAATCCAGCCTGGTGACCTTTCGGAGCATAGCTATACATTCTTTGCTGAAGATGCTGATGTTGGTAAATCCCTGAAATATAACCTTAATGATGGAGAAGGATCCGACACGTACCGGGTGACTGAGGGAGAGCTGATTGTTACCCATGTATCGAAGAATAATCTTAATCAGCTGGCAAAAACCATCAGCCCGGTCAATCATGTGCCGGTGGTCGAAGTCAGCGTCCTGTTGGATGCAGTCAAGAAACTGTTTTGTGCAGCTCTGTTCGTCGACAATATTACAAATGAAGCGAAGCTGGCACTGGTAAAGGATATCATTACATCCCCGTTCTATATAGATTTCTCTGATAACATCCTGGACGAACCAGATATAGAGACTAACCAGGAAGCCGGGTATAAGATGGAATTTACCTGGTCTGATACCGATGAGCTGACTGATGATAATTTTAAGGATTACTCTGGTTATACTCTGCTGGGTGAATATGATACCCTGGGAGATCTTCCTGTGAGTTCAGAGCAGAATAAGATAGCACGTGTGAAAAACCTTAACGCGATATACATTTTTACCGTTGATGAAAACAATCTTCCAGGTTGGGCAAAGCTCACTGATGATTTTCTTTCGTTGACCATTGGTGATGGAGATCAGAACATCTCTACAGAAGCAGCCCCACTGACCATGCAACGCGATGATTCAATCATGGCGGTTATACCGGCTATAAGCCAGGCAGGAACCAGCCTTGGATTCGCAACAGGAAAGAATGACTTCGGATTGCATCTGCTCTTTTACCGTGGTCTGCAGCCGGATGAAAATAATAATGATTATCCCCTGGCCTCACCGGTGCACTATGACACCCAAGGTAATTTAGTCGGAAGTTATGATCTTAAATGGGATGGAGATAATGGATTGTATGAAACATTCTGGAAGGACTTTATGGATAAGATGGAAACAGCCAGGACGGTAATCTATTACAAGCATATGTCAGCTGCAGAGATCCGCGCTATGGACTTTTCTAAGAAATACCGGATCCGTGGTATTGATTACCTGATCAAGGAGCTGGAGGTGAGCATCTCTGAACGGGAGATTCAGCCAGCCAAACTTACCCTGATCACTATCTGATATAAGAATCAAAAGCTTTCATCCTGCTGATCTTTGTGGCCAGGTCAATATGGACATAGATCATGGTCTGCTCAATCTTGGAATGTCCCATGAGCTTCTGCAGGGTGGCGATATCCCCTGGGTTATGCTTGAGAAATTCAGTGGCAAAAGTATGTCTGGCCACATGGGTGGTGATGTTCTTTTTAATGCTTTTCTTTTTTGCCAGGACCTTCATATACTTATTCACCGTCTGCTCTGTGATCGGATTAAACACGAGTCCGGAGATCCTTACCGGATTCTCGTCCTTTATCAGCTT